AGCATTCAGAATATTTCACAAACAAATACAAACACTGTAGCCACAATTAATCTTGGTGGCGGTGTGCTAAATAGAGAATACTCATTCATTTGTCAGATTGTAGACAGCACAGGTAGCACTGCTGAACGCACTGTTAAACTTAACATAAGGCAGAAGTAATGGCATACAATTATCTTGGACTTGTAAATGAAGTAAATAGACGGTTGAATGAAACTGAACTTACGTCATCTAACTTTGCCAGTGCTTCAGGTTTTTATGCACACGCAAAAGATGCTATCAATGCTTCACTCCGTGATATTAACCAGACAGAATTTAACTGGCCTTTTAATCACGTTGAGCAAGAGGATGTCCTATCCGCTAACGTAACACGCTACGCTTTCCCACACGATGCTAAACTATTAGACTTTGACAGTTTCCGTATTAAGGAAGACAGCACACTTGGTAATGCTACCACACGACTTGGTATTATTACCTACGAAGAATATCTTGACAAGTATGTAGAACAAGAATATAATAGCACCAGTCGTCAAGGTGTACCGCAGTTGGTAGCACATGGTCCTGCACTTGAGTATATTCTAACACCAGAACCTGATGCTGCTTATACAGTAGTGTATGAATACTACCGTGTACCTGTAGACCTTGAACTGTATGATGACGTTCCTGCTGTACCAGAAAGATTTAAACACGTAGTTGTAGATGGTGCTATGCACTATGCATACTTGTTCCGTGGCAACTCACAGGACGCATTGATTGCTAAAGAAAAGTATCAAGAAGGTATTAAGAATATGCGTTCAATGCTGATTAACCGCACATACTATGTACGTTCATATATGATTCCACAGAACACTGGTGGCGGTGGACGCATGGGCTATGCGAGGTTGCCCATCTAATGGCTGATGCATGGCAGACCCATTCGTTTGAATTTAAGGGTGGCTTGATTACGAACCTTTCTCCATATCAGCAAGGTTTTCAAGCACCGGGTTCTGCACGTATTCTGCGAAACTTTGAGCCTTCCATCTTTGGTGGTTACACACGTATTGAAGGTTTTGAGAAGTTTGATACGAATGCTCTATCTAATACAGGAGTTGTTCGTGGAATACACCGCTATGATGATAAAGTGTTTGCCTGTCGTGGCGATGACCTGTTTTTTTCAACAGGGTCAGGTTGGACACAAGTAAGTGACAACGCTACATACAGTAGCGCAGGTGTTACCATCGGTGGTTCTGGCAAAGTGCGTATGCTTAAATACGACTTTGATGGTACAGAAAAACTGATGCTTGTAGATAGCACAGGTAAGCCATTTAGATTTGACGGTACTACATTTGAACAATTAACATCACTGTCTGCTGATACTTCTGGTTCAAGTTTTATTGTCAACTTTAAAAACCACATCGTTCTTGGTAATGGTAAAAAGATAATTTTTTCTGCTCCATACGAAGATGATGACTTTACAATTGCTAACGGTGGTGGTATAATTAATGTTGCAGATACGATTACAGGACTGATTGTTTTCCGTGAACAACTAATTATCTTTAGTGAAAGCAGCATTAATGTAATCAACGGTAACAGTGTAGCAGATTTTACAATGCAACCAGTTTCTCGTGACTTGGGTTGTGTGGCTGCAGATACCATTCAGGAAATTGGTGGTGACATTATATTCCTTGGTCCTGACGGACTGCGCCTCTTTTCTGCAACAGACCGCATTGGTGACTTTAGCCTTGCTGCTGTATCAAAGACCATTCAGGTTGAGATACTTGATTTGATTACAAGTAGTCCGGGTGGCTTTACAAGTACGGTTATTCGTGAGAAAAGTCAGTATCGTTTGTTTGGTTATAATTCAACATACACAAATGATGCTGCAAAAGGTATCGGTGCTACACAGTTGCAAGAAGGTATAGCCTTCAACGATATGCGAGGCATCAATGCTTATGTAACATACAGTGAGTATGATGGATTTGCAGAACGTATCTACTTTGCTAATGCAGATGGATATGTATATCAGATGGAGCAGGGCAATACATTTGATGGAACAGATATTCCAGCAACATTTGCCACACCATTTGTTCCTTTGGGTGACCCCAATGTCCGTAAGACAATCTACAAAGGAACAACTTATCTGGACGTAAACGGTGACTTTGACCTTGAGTTTTCACTCAAGTTTGACTTTGACCAGCCGGGTTCAGTTCAGCCAGACTCTGTATTGTCAAGTGATGCAGCCGCATCTATTACATATGGTTCTGGTATTTATGGTACATCATTGTTTGGTGTTAAACAAAAAGCCATATACGATGTACAGACAATAGGTTCAGGATTTACAGTGTCAATTCTATACGAAACAACAGGAACAAACACAGATGCTGTATTTACAATTGACGCTGCCACGTTGCAGTATACTACCAACGCTAGGAGATAAGTATGCTTTCTCCACATACTGAAAAAGCAAAAAAATATAATTATAAATGGCAAAAGGCATGGAAAGAAAATAATAAGGAACGATATTTACAGCAACAAAAAGAGTATAGAGAAAAACAAGAAGTAAAAGAAAAAACAAAAATTCGCCATAAGTTATATCGTAGTAAGCCAGAAAACAAAGCCAAACGAGCCGAATATGAAAAAAGAAGATATTTCTTAAAAAAAGCATCTGAAAATTTACTAAACGATACATTGGTAGAGGAAATGAGAAATACATACACGGAAGCCCAGTACATGACTCAATCAACACATATTAAACATCATGTTGACCACATCATTCCTCTTAATGGAAATAATGTATGTGGCCTACACGTTCCGTGGAACTTGCAAATTCTTACAGCAACAGAGAATATGCAAAAGAGTAATAAGGTTCTGGAGGATATATAAATGGGAACTGGTTATGTAAGAAATGATACCGCCAATAACATTGCAGACGGGAACGTAATCAACGCCTCTGACCTTGACGGCGAGTTTGATGCAATTCAGGCGGCGTTTAACGCAACAACAGGTCACAGTCACGATGGTACGACAGGTGAAGGTCCACAAATCGGCACAGGCGGTATTGCTGATACGGCAGTCACTACAGCAAAGATTGCTGACCTAAATGTAACAACTGGTAAGATTGCCAATGACGCTGTTACACTTGGCACTAAAACATCAGGTAACTATGTCGCTACTGGTGCAGTAAGCGGTGTTGGCTTGTCTGGTTCAGCCAGTGCTGAAGGCGCAACATTCACAGTCACATCCAATGCCACTGATGCAAACACGGCAAGTACAATTGTTGCCCGTGATGCAAGTGGCAATTTTTCTGCCGGAACCATTACTGCTGCACTGACAGGCACAGCATCCAACGCAGCCTTGCTTGATAGCCTTGACAGCACACAGTTCCTTCGTAGCGATGCGGCAGATACCAAGACATCAGGTGATTTGTCTTTCTCTGATAACGTCAAAGCCGTGTTTGGTGCTGGGTCTGACTTGCAGATTTATCACGATGGGCTGAACAGCTACGTTGATGAACAGGGCAGCGGTGGGCTTAATGTCAGAGGCACAAATCTAAACCTGACGGATTCTGCTGGTGTTAGATTTTTGCGCGGTGAATCTGGTGGACCAACTCGTTTTTATCATCAAGGTACTGAAGTCTTAACAAGCACCGCTACTGGCGTGGATGTCACTGGCACAATCACCTTTGACGGTGGCACAACATCTGCTGATTTAAATTTCGGTGACAATGATAAAGCTGTTTTCGGCGCAGGGTCTGACTTGCAAATTTATCACGATGGCACCAATAGCATAATCCACGATTTTGGAACAGGATTTTTGTCTATCAAGGCAACAGACTTGTATATAGGCGATTCTGGCGGCAACACATATATTTCTGCCATTGATAACGGTGTAGGCGGTACAGTTGCTCTTTATCATAACACAGCTAAAAAACTAGAAACCACCGCCACTGGCGTGGATGTTACAGGTGTAATCACCACAGACGGTATGACTACATCTGCCGACATCAATTTCGGCGACAACGACA